ATTCGGTACTCAGGATTACAAGTACCGCAAGAAATACAATAAAGTGTATCCATCATTTTCTTGACTCCCTTAACCAAGACTTAGGTAGTGCTGTACCAAAAGCAAAAGGAATATTATGGTCGTTACACCAATCAGAATATCTTTTTCTTTTCTTTTTAGTACACCACTGATCACGCATAAACAACATACGAATATCTAAATTTGGATTTGCTTCTTTGGCAGCTAACATTTTTGTTCTGTCGGAACTTACAAACCTTCCTTTAGCCTCAATAATAAGTGAACCTATTATAAAGTCAGGTGTATATACTTTGTGAACAAACACCACACCAGATGAACAAAACTTACATCTACCTTTCTTACTTAAATAGTAAGGTATCTTTATAGTTTCGTACTCAAATTTAATTCTTCTAGCTTTTAAGTCTTTAGCTATATTAGCTTCATACTTACTTCTGTACTTGTTCATATTTAAAACCTTTAGGATAATCTAATTGTTTATATTTTAATTGTTTTTTAAGTTGTTTTTTTTCAGTTTTATTTCCAATTAAATATATGTATCTATGTTTTCTAGGTCTTTCTATTTGTATAAACTTATCTGCATTAAACTTTCTTTCGTTTAATGTATATTTTTCACAAACAGTTTTACTATGTAAATTAGAGTTTTTTATTCTCCATTCTTTCCTTTTATCAGATAAACCAGTATATAAAAAGTTGGTTGCTTGATACACTATTCCTAAATGATTTTGTTCAGTATCTGCATAAGAAACAATTATTTTTGGTTTTGGTAGCAACTTAAAAGAAGATGAAATTAAAATAGATGCTTCATTTTTCTTATTGTTTTTAAGAACCAATCTGTTTAGCTCTATAACAAGATGTTTATTACTTTCTCCAGCTATACCTTTACACAAAGAAGGGGAAGGTGGTGAACCATAAGAAACCATTCCAACTAAAGTGTTGTTTAAAAACAAACCATAAGCAAAACTTATAGAAGGCATACGCTTTGCATAATGTATATCTAATATAAAAGGTTTTGTTTCTTTATATTCAATTTGCTTAACAACGTAATCGCCAATTAAAACTAATTGTTGGTCTTTCTTAAACATTTCAAGTTGTTGTAGCATCATAACTAAAGTCCATTGGCATTTGTTTGTTTTTTTGTAATATCCATAAGAGTTGGCTATTCTGAACGCATCTGTTACGACCTTCCTCGTAGCCAAACTCTTTTATGTACAAATCAATAATCATATTATCCCAATCTTCCCTTGCAGTATCCTTTAATAGCTTGCTTGCCTTAACTTTACCAAGACCTCTAATCCCTAAGATATTATCCGCACTATCACCAGTTATCATTTGTTGATAAAAAAATTCAGTGCCTTTAGTTACAGTTGTAAAAGTTTGCTTTACAAAATTGTAATGATTGCCTTCACACATTAACAAATCTTTATCTATGCTGCATATCATAGTATTCCGATCTTGTTTAAGACCTAACGCATCATCAGCCTCAATGTTCTTTACTATCTTAGCCTTGTAAATATTGACTAAGTAATCTCTTATTGCTTTGATGTGTACAGGCTTGTCAATACCTTTGCGGTTTGCCTTGTAATCATCTCTTACTTTGTTACGGAAGGTTGTCTTAGGTGTGAGGTATATAGTGTAGCTGTTGCAGCCACAGTCATCTATTATCTGATTGACATAGAGCTTAGTAGAGTGTAAAGCATAAGATAAAGGGTCAGCAATAACCAACCCTGTTTCCTTATCCTTCTTTTGACAAGCAAAACCTATGCGATAAACAATGATATCACCATCAATTAATGCATGCATTTAGAATGGAACATCACTATCAAAATCTTCTTCTTCTACTACTGGCAGAGGCTCTTTAGCTGGTGCAACATTACCAGTAATACGCTTATCGTGAACAAACTTAGCTAATCCAAATAAACTTTTAATAGCAGGGCTATCAACATCCTCAGAGCCAGCTATAGCAAATTCAGTAGTAATAGCCTTGTCTACCTTAGAACGATACTTACTTGGAATAGCAGTAATACCAGATACATTATCGTACACAGCACCATCTTTGTGGGTGTGTTTGATAATAATATTAACTGGTTCACCTAATACTGACTCCCAATCTGCTACTGTATCTTCTTTAGCTGTAGGTACAAAAGCCTTAAACATTTCATACTCTGTAGATAACCCAGACATAGTACCAAATATATTAAAAGGTTTAGACCAAATAATTCTTGGCTGTTCTACATCATCTATCTTTACAGTAGAGCCTAGCACTTCAAAGCACAAAGCAATTTGTTGTGCTGGTGATTTAACCTCGCCTTTGTACTCACGAAGTTGCATACCACAATCAGCTACATAGATTAACCTTGCTTCATGTTCGCCTTCGGTTAAGTTTTCATACTCCATGTTGCTTGTAGTTTTTGATTGTACTGCTGACTTTCTTTCAAATCCCATCTTAATCTCCTTAATGTATTTCTGAATAATTTGCACCAAATTGGACATCAACCTGCAACTCTCGATTCAATTTTAGCATACGATTTACTTTTTTTATACTATTTTCCAACAATTTAACACATTTATCTCTATTACCTTTCTTTACCTCCAATATTATTTCATCATGAAAGTTAGCTGTTAGTTGCTCTCTTTCTTTTAAGATGAACCCCACCCACGCATCAAACAAATAAGTACCTGTACCCTGACACAATGTACTGAACTTATCCTTGTCGCTTCTTAAACTGTACCATAGCTTAGATACAGGATTGTACTGCCATGTAGCACCTTCAACTTCTTTAGTTACCATGCTGTCACTAATAGCTTTAACACCCCAGTTACGTTCCCAGTATGCTTCACTGATTACTTTGGCTTCCTTCATAGTAATACCCAACTGTTTTGCTAGCGTTTTAATTCCTGCACCATACTGAAGTGCATAGTTACCACCCTTGTAGTTGTATCGTAGCTGAGAAATCCTATCAAGTTTGTTACCATTTTTATAATCTTGCATCTCTTGTTGAGTAATAGCTTTAGCAGATAGTGCAAGGTCAAGGTGTGGGTCAAAGTCTGGTTTACTCATCTCTTTAACGTACTCTTCGTCATGCTCCCACATATAATGTTGCTTGACTCTGTCCTCTAGGCTACACATATCACTGCCACATAACTCTGTATTATCAGTTTTAGCTGTCAATAAACCTCTAATTTCTAATCCGTAAGGCTTTCTCGCAGAGGGTAGATTAACGCATACTGCATGTTTAAATCTAAGAGTGTTAGTTAATCCTTGTATACAAGCCTGTACAAAGCCATTCTGCTCATTCTTTAGTAACCCCCTTACCAACCCTATTCTATGCTTAACAACTGCCATAGAATCGAGAACTAAGACCTCTGGGTGTAGGTCGGATAACTTCTTAATAGACTTACACAATTCTCCATCTTTAGTTTTTACTTGGGGTATCTCCCTATCATCTACAAAGTTGAATGTCATAGGCTTCCAACCTAAAGTAAATAGCCAGTCCTTGATCTGTTTACTACTAGTAGGATTGGGTTCGTCTTGACCTACTACTTCTTCTATCTCATGGTCGTACTCAATAGTAAATCCATTAGCTTCTGCTAAGACTTTCCATCTCTCACCAGCTACAGACAAAGAACCATCCTGCTTATAGGGTAGTTTTGGTCGTTTACGATTTGCTATCTTAGGAACTGTAGGCATAACTTTAGATAATTCATTGATTGCTTGCTCGTTCTTTAGCTCTAACTCATTGAGTAAGGTGTTAGCTTTATCTACGTCTAGCTTCCACTTTGATTTCTCTTGCAACATAGCCATTTTCATCTTGAATGATAGGTAACGAACCAGTGGTTGATAGTCACTATCATAAATCTTAATCAACAAAGACTTCTGTAAACCCCATAGCTTGGTGTTAATCTTCACATCTTCTTTGCAGCGATAAAGATATTCTTCACGAGATAAGTTTTCCCAATCAGTAATGGTTGGCTTCTCGATTTTTAATCTTTCGCCCCACTGCTCTAATCCATGCCTGTTAATTGTAGGGAACAAGTACCAAGATAAAGCTAGGGTATCTATAAGCTGTGCTTTGATCTTAATGCCTAACAACCTCTCTAGTACTGGAATATCATATCGGACTACGTTATGACCTATTAGAACACTATCACTACTAAGGTTCTCAAAGAAAGTCTTATCAACTTCTTCTCCATTAGCAATCATGCAATGTATCTTTGTTGCATCAATACCATCAGCTTCTATATCAAATACATACTCAGTCATTAATGTTATCCTTTAATACTAAAAAAGCTGTATCTTCTATTAAATGTTTTTTAATTAAAAAAGCCTTTTTACTTTTGCTATCACCACGACCCGTAAAAGTAGCTGGATAAAGATTATTATCTTTTATTAATTGTTGCAACCTGTCAGGCGAGGTTATTATAATACTATCGCCAGTGTAAAAAAACCAACGATAAGCCTTTGTGGTAGACAAAGCAGAGGGCTTGCCACCAAACTCTATTTCAACAACAAGATTTCCTGTGTACTTAGATTTAAAGTCAGACTTTATTTCTATACCCTTATTAATAGAGGGTATAAAT